TAATCTTCAAGCATAGTCATAAACTTACGATCATCACGGATTTCGCCAGTGTTAGCATCGTATGATAGTTTGTTCTTATACTTAACCATCATTTCACGCAGATACTGTTCTGCTTTGATTTTTGGTAGGTTACCAACATCAATATAGAAAATTCTTCTTTCTGGAGCACGAGACAAGTGATAAATGAGAGACGAGTCTTCAAGTGCTCTTAATTGATTCATTGGCTTGATTGCTGGATGTAAATAAGACAATACCATTGTATTGTTTTTGTCCATCAAACCTGATACTACTTGAATGATAGAATCTGGATTGATTCTTACACCAGTTGTTCCAAGTTGTGATAATACTTTGGAACCATAATTCAATCCTCTTTCATTATAAATGTAGTATTCTTTTTTGGTGTTCTGAATAATTGCTTCTGTATTAGAATCTTTTTTCTTTGTTACTTCACGGATTTTACGGATTTTACGTGGATCAATATATCTTAACTCTTTGATACCTTCTGCAGGTTTTGCTTCATCAATGATGATATGATAATAACTTCTGCCATCAATATACCATCTTTTGAAAACATCATACGCATTATTTTTGAAATCAAGCAAATCAATGATGTTGTCAAACTCTTGTAAAATAATCTTTTTTAGATTGTCTTGGACTGGGAGATCATCAAGGATAAGCTCAACGGTTTTCTTACCATCTTCAGATACAATTGCTTCGTTAGTTACTTCATTGACTGCTTTGTCAATTTCTGGCTGCAAAGACATATCTCTATACTTTGCAACCAGTTCTGCTTCTGTACGAACAGTTCCATCAAGGTCAATGTATGAACCATAAGCACCTCCTGCTGCTACTACAACAGCACCATCATCTTTTGTTTCTGGTGTAAATGATTTTATTGTGTCTTTAGGTTCTTTTCTTTTGATTTGAAAACCAAAGAAATTAAATCCAGAATTATCACTCATAACAATCTTCCTTTATTCCAACCAAAAGGCACTTCCTGTTCAAAAAATTGTTTGGAATGTTTTCCATCATTAAACCACATTTTTCCTTGGTTTGCTTTGTTTCTTTCTGACAAATCTGGTCTTTGTTTTCCAAACATTGGGTTGTTTTCACCAGCATATTTATTTTTTCTAGACCTTGAAATCTTTTCTTTTGTCTCCTCGGAATGAGATTTTCCGAACATTGGATTTTTTTGCCCGGCATACATTCCTTTTTTAGTAGTTTTCATCATTTCAATGCTTTTTTGAGAATGCTTTCTGCCAATTGCTTTTTGTCTTAAATTTTGTTTGGATTGTTCTGTATGACCTTTAAATTTAAAGTTGCCATCACCATTATGTAAATTATAAAACAAAGGATCGTTTCTTGCATTTATAGATTGTAGAATTTTTGTTTCAAACTTTAACATTTCTTCTACTGTGCCATGTGCGATTATTTGTCTGGTAAAATCTTGAGGTCTTTTATGATACTCTTCCAAAAAAGTTTTGCTGGAGCAAATATATTTGTGTGTAGGATTTCCTTTGTGGTAACCCACGTATAACTTTTTTGTTTTATGATCTGTCCAGCAATACACGAATGCTTCAAAAGTACCACCAGCAGCAACAACGACAGCACCATCGTCCTTTACTTCTGGGGTAAAGGACTTTATTGTTTCTTTGGGTTCTTTGCGTTTAATTTGGAACCCAAAGAAATTAAAACCATCGTTGCCTGCCATTATCTATATTCCTTTATTAACCAAGAGCATTAATTGGAGTTGTTGGTCCTGGTGTTGGAAGATAATTTGCTTCGGTTTGAATGCTACCAGAACTAATTGCGTCACCAGCAATCCAATAATCATAAGCAAATTCTACGTCAAACTGTTCAACTTGGTTAATTGCGTCCCAGTCTAACTGGATTGCATCAACTGTAACAGGGAAAGCACCAACTAACTTACATTCAAAAATAATATCACCAGATTTGGTATATTGTGTTACAATAATATCTCTCTTGTAAGATTCAATATCGCCTGATGGATTATTTAGAATGTTAGGAATCTTAGAATTCATAAATTCGTGCCAGTTCATAAATCCATTACGCAATGAGAAGTTTTCTTCGTTCATTACTGTAACAGACCAGTTTGGAAATACTCTATCACCAAGAATCTTAATCTTTCTTCCAAAGTATGGAATATCAATTGATTCCACTACTGATGGAGGAATAGAAGATGCTTTTGCTAGGAATTGTAGAGTTGCTGTTGAATCTCCAGATCCAGGCCATCCACCTGGAATCTGAACATCAAACAGTGATGGTCTGGCACCACCTAGTGCCAGACCGTTTGATTTGAAATCTTCAATATTGAATGCCATTTTAGAACTACTCCTGTATTGTTCTTGTTATTTATATCTATTTATTAGAACTGCCCAATTACTTCTGAGAAGCTAACTCCAGTGCGTACAGCAACGAAGTTCAACTGGATAAAGTTGATAGAACGGGCAGGTTTAATATAGATGTCACCAACAAATTCGTTTCTATCAATTACTTCAGGCGTATTGTTTGTTGCATCACAAACAACAAGGAAGTCATAGATACCACGTCTGCCTTGGACATCACGGAGATATGGAACAACAAGGTTCTTAAACTGCGCTCTTGTGAAAGCATCGTTGAATTCAAACAGAGTGAACTTAGATGCTGTAGCAATTGCCTTTTCAAGAACAATAAACAATCTGCGAACGTTAATACGATCAAATGCAGATGGCTTAGCAAGAAGTGTCTTATCACCAAATAGAATTGTTCCTTGTCCAGGGAATGTTACTACTGGATTAACTCCTGCCTTATAAAGAGTATCACGATCTGCTTGTCTTGGATTGTATGCAAGTTTAACAATGTTCTTAATTTGACCACGGTTAAATCCAGCAGGTGACCACCAAGGATCATTAGTTAGGTCTGTTCTAACGCAAAGACCAGCAGTATCACCGTTTAATGGAATCCAACGATAAATGTCGTTGTAACGGTCATACATATACTTGTAACCAGAATCCATTACAGCATATGATGTTGAACGAAGGTTATTTCTGAAGTTAACAACAGCATCAGCTTCGTTGCCGATATTGTTAACAACATCGCCCTTTTGTGGTGAAATCAGAACGATACAATCTTTTCTCTTTTCAGCAAGATTATCAATCAGATAGTTTGCTAGAGTAAATGATCTTGCTTTACCTTGTAGAATCAATGAGATATCAACATCTTCAGCAGAAGCAAACTTATCGTATGCGGAGAGAAGAATTGATTGTTCAATGTTTGCTTCATCCTTACCGTCTCTACCAAGACTCATTCTGAAATATTCTACGTCAAGTGAAGAGTTAGCAAGGTTATCTGCTGTTGCAGAAGCAGCACCAGAAATGTCATTTACAGCATAAACGTACTGTGATTGATCATTGATAACAGTCTTCCAGTAGTTTGCACCACCATCAATTGTCTTTCCGTCTGTAGCACGAGAAACAGCACGATATGTTTCAAGGATTGTTCCTGGAACGCCTGTAAACTTACCACCTTCGTCTGAAACAACAATGTGTAACTCGTCAGAGTTAATAGCAGAGTTGCCGAAATTAATTACATAATCAGATTGTCCTGGAGCAGAATCAATTAATGGATAATGTTCCCAGAATCTTGGCAGAGTGTTTGTTGTTGTGCTATTTGATACGAATGTGTAGTTTGTAGAAAGAGCATAACGGTCTTCAAAGCTCAACGTGTATGTAGCTGTTGGAGAAACAGTTAGTTCTGTTGAGAATGTAGAGTTTGTTACCAAGTTTGCTGAGATAGCAACAGTTGTATTAAATGCGGTTGAGTTAATAATGTTGTTAACAACAGCATCAACAGCAAAAGTGTTACCTGCAGTGATAACCATTCCAGCATACAGAGCATCTGTGTTGCTTGTTGCTTCAGCAATACCACCAGTTGAGTTTGAAACCAGAACAACGGTATTTCCAGTTGTTTGGACATAAACGTTAGAAGCAGCATTGCCGTAAACGGTTGTGTTACCAATAGCTGTAATCTTCATGAACTGTGAACCAATTAAAGTGTTGCCAACTTCAATAAGGTCAGTTACATTAAGAAGTGCTTTAAGAGCAGTTGCGTTTGCAGATGCAGCAGTATTAGACGCTGCTGATTGACGAACGGTTGCAGTGTTAGAATTGATAACAACTGGAATTGTCGTTCTTGTTCCGTATGAAGAAAGATTGATTGTTGAAGAATATCCTGTTGAGTTTCCGCAAATAGAAATCTTCAATGAGTTACCAAGTTCGCCTGGAAAACGAGCAACGAACTTAACATCGGTGTCAAATGATCCGTCTTTTTGTGTAAAATGATCTTCGTTCTTAACGATTTGATATTCCAGGTTAGCAACAGCAGCAGTATTGGCGACGGCTGAGAAAGCAGTGTTAGAAACAAATTGAATTTCGTCGTTTGTTTTGGTACCAATCGCATCAGCAGAACTTGTGATAGAAAATGCTGTTGAGTTGATAATTGATTGGATAGTTGCACCAGAAACAAGACCACCATTTGCAGATGATATTACAATCAGTCCTGCAGATAGTTCTGATGTATTTCCAGTTGCAAGAGTGACTGTTGCACTACCAGAGGTAACGTTGGCTGTTACTGTTGGTGAAACACCAGCAGTATTAGCAGCACGTGAAACATAAAGACGGTTACCATAACCGAGGAATGAAGCAGCAGTAAACCAAGTTTCTGCGTTTAGATTTGTTGGTTTACCAAATCTTTTTACTAATTCGTTTTCGGAGTCAATTAATACTCTTTGATCAATAGGACCCCAACGAAAAACACCACCAATTGCACCTTCAGTTGTTGAAACGGCAGGCACAATGGTAGTTAGGTCAATCTCTCTGACATTAACTCCAGGTGAAACTAAAAATGGCATTGCATATCTCCTTTTCAGAGTTGTTATTATTATTGTGATTAGTGATATTTATCAAAAAATCAATTTTGGTCTACAACAATCCAATAATCATCTCTGTGAGACATATCATCAGAAACCGCATTTACTCCATCATCTATGAACCCAAAAGGCAACATATCTTCATTTAAATCCTCTGCACTCTTCTCTCTTAGTTTTAATAATGTATTAATGTCCGTCAAGTCTTTGAAAAACTTTTGCTCTGTCATCCATCCAAACAAAACTAAACACATAACCAAATCATCATGGCATCCTTGTTCTGCTTCGTATGAAGCTCCCTTCTTTGAGAAAGTAGATAATTCATGGATTGATTCAAAATCGTGAAGCAATAACTGGTTTTGTTCAACTAACAATTTTAGCATTGAACATCCAATTGCTTTAACTGTCTTTGTTGTTCTAATTCCTCTATCTGTACCAGATGATTTATAACTCATTGTAATTCGTTTGCCTTGTTTACCAGCAGATTCTGTGAATAACAGGTTTTCATATTCATAATCAAAATACAATGCTTCTGCTACTTGTTGTCCAATATCATTGACTTCTACCATCATTGAACAGTTGTTATATTGTCTGCCTACTCTGTTTATAATTTCAGCAAAATCTCCTGGTGTAATTGTGTTATCTCTAAATGATAACACTTGTTGATATGGCATTTCTGTTACATCAATAATTTGTAACGCAGAATAATCTAAACCTTTACCACGAGATACATCTGCAACACCAACATAAGTTCTGTTTTTGTTAGGTTTTTCGTATTGACAAATTCCTGCGTGTTCTGCTATTGGAGTTTGTGGAACTAATTCTTGTAGTTTCCAACCAGCAATAAGAGTACCAGAAGAACCAAGGTATTGATTTTCAAACTCTTGCGCAAATCTATCATAATCAAAGTTCATAGCAGCAAGAGTTTTTTCTTTCCACTCCTCATCTCGTCCAGGCACTCGTTGCCATGGAACAGAAATTAGTTTGTAATCGTTCTTTCCTTGTCTTGCTAAAGATGTTATCTTATAGAAATGGTTGAGACCATTAACAGTTGAAATAAGAACAAGTTTGGTAGATGAACCAGATGATATGGTTGGAAACACAGATGTGAAAAACTCATCCCAATTATCAATAAATGCTGCCTCATCAATGATTAGTAGGTTAATTGAATAACCACGAATGTTGTTTGATGATGTTGCTGCAGCAAGAACACGAGATCCATTTTCAAGTTCAAACGAACCTTTATTCCATTCAACAACCCCTTGTTGTAACCATTTAGGTAGATGTTCGTATGCTAATTGTATCCTTGAAAGAATTTCTCTGGCAGTTTCTGCCTTGTTGGCAAGAATAGCAACTGTTTTATTTGGATTGAAAATAATATACCACAGAACGAACACAGTTATTGAGGTGGTTTTTCCACTTTGACGAGAGCATTCTGCTACTGTAAATCGTTCATTTAGAACTGTAGTAATAATTTCTTGTTGATAATCGTATAGTGGAATTGTGATTAATCCTTTATCCACATTAACGATTTTCATATGGTTTTCAGCAAAATAGATTGGGTCTTGTGAACACTTAACCATTTCTTGGACCTTTTCAGGAGTCCAATCTATTTGTACATTTGATCTTTTTAGTGTGGATGATCCACGATAACCTTTAAGTTCCATTTTGTTTATTTAATATACTCAATAAATCGGCAGTTGATCCAACAAATAAATTCTGATTAACTGTTTGTGGTCCGTTGCTTGCTTTCTCTTCTTTATATCTAATATCAACTTGCTTTGCTTTAATTTCCATTAGTTCTTTATTAGCAGTAGTCATAGCAGAAATTAATTCTGTTAATACACGATACACTCTTGGATCTTGTGATTGTTGTGCCATATCTGCCAAATCTGTCATTGCTTTAGTGCCAACATCAAGCACATTATGCATATTGCCTTTAGCAGTTTCATAGTCATCATCTGTTTTGACAACAACCAATTCTTTTTTGGTTGGTTCTAATGGAGTCAAGTCTAAGGCAGTAGCAATACTATCATTACTCATTCATAATAATTCCTTCAGTTGTAATAACATATCCAAAGTCATCATCTACTTCAATCAATGAATAATTTATTGTTGTGTTTGGATTTGATGTTGGATTTCCATTAGCATCTAGTCCAGGTTTAACAGTAACTCTTCCAATCACATCTGTTTCACCAACAGACGCAGCAACATTTGCTTGAGAACCCCCAGAAGGAACAAAGAACTGAGTATTGGCAATTTTGATAATTGGTTTACTTACAATTGGCCCGTAAATCCATCCTTTGACCGTAAAATTCAGTGTCCAAATTATAGCTCTTCTTTCTTCAAAACTGCCATCATAAGTATCTTCCATGGATAGAGAATTCAGAATGATAGGAATATCCATAGCAATATTCATTTCTGGTATCAGATTTACTGTTGCTGTCCAATCTGGTGTAAAGAATGGCAATATCTGTTCAATAATCTTTGTTCCATCTTCTGCATTTTTAACATACACATATAGATTGAAATCAAAATTGTATGGAACGGGATTGTATTGTGCCTTTAGTTTGTTGGCATTAGAATTATCTTTTACTACTTGACGAGAAACAGTATTCAGTTTTCTTGCTCCATCATACGCAAGACCTGTCATTTCAAAAGACATTCTTGGCAAATATATTGCTGTTTGTCTTGTGATTTCAGGGTCAGCATCAACTCTTGCCAACATCTTATCTTTAGGAGCATATGACAAAGGAATTTTTAATGTAGCAACAACATCATTCTCAGCATTTGTTCTAGTAATTTTCAGGTCATTGAAAACGGTACCAAATAGAATCACCATTTTACGAATAGTTGAAAAGTAAAATACTCCGTGTCCAAACATTATTAGTACCTCGTGCTATCAGCAAACGGATTGGTTTCTGTCCAATCTATCACCTGATCTTCCGCAACTTCATCTGCAATTCGTTTGTTATCTGCTAACGGATCAAATTGCTCAATAGTATCTTGGAACTTATTTGTGACCAGATAATCACCATTGTTTGTTTTGAGAACTTTTCCGTTTGCTGATAATAAACCAAAATCAAAAGCACTCATAGAGAAATTCTTTTGTAGTTTATCAATATCTTCTATACCAGTTTCTAATGTTTCATTAGAGTATTCATATAGTTCACAAGTCAAATCATACATTTGTAATTCACCAAGTTGATAGAAGAAAGGTTTGTTATCTACATACTTGATTTCAAAGCATTTTTTGTTGAGAGGAAAATAAAGCAAGTCTCCTTCTCTTGGTCTTGGTATATCAACTTCATCCCTTGTTACTTCTATTTCAAATGTCCTTCTGGCAATTGAAAATACAACTTGATCTCTAATTTCTAATCCAAACTTAGAGAAAAATGATCCTTGTCCACCAAATCCTTCAGTTGATCTTATATAAACTTCTATTGTATAAAATGTATCAAACGAAGAAATATCGTCTTCATAATAAACCCCATCAAAGTTGTTTCTTCTTCTGGGAAGGTAGTACATATCCTGCCCATACAGACGAATACTCTCTACAACTAAATCCTCTAGGAGTTCTTGCTCCATAGAATTCTGAAAATTATTGAAAAAAGTTGAGGTTGCTATGACACTATTCCTCTTTTTCTTTTCCAAAATTCTTTTCGTGCTTCTGACATTTTTTTCTTAGTTTCTTCTGAAACCGGCACATTGAACCTTGGATTATTTTCTTTTTTTCTTCTTTCTGAAAAAGATGCTTTTTTTTCATCAGACCATCTTTTTCCAAAGTTAGGATTTTTTTCGCCCTTACAATCGGCATGGTTAATACTTATTTTTTTTCTTGTTTCTAAAGTTAATCCTAATTTGTTTCTCTCAACCAAGTCTGGTCTTTTGTTATTCTTGTTGCCTTTGCTTATTTTTTTCTTTGCTTCATCTGTATGGAATTTCAAATAAAAATTTCCATTTCCATTATGTAAGTTGTAAAACTTGCTATCTTCTTTTGCGTTTACCGAATCTAGTATTTTTGTTTCTAATTTTCTCATATCTTCATATATGCCTTCGGCAATTATTTGCCTAGAAAAGTCTGAAGGTCTTTTTGCGTATTCTTCATTCATTTTTTTACTAGAACAAACATAACTATCATCAGGAGAACCTTTGTGGACTCCTACATATAACATATTTGTTTTACTATCAGTCCAACAATAGACGAATCCTGTAGAAGTGGGCATATTCTAATACCTTATGACATAGGCGATGATTGTTTAGTATTTATTATCATCTTTTTGTGTTGTTTAAGATGTTCAAATGCCGCATTAATATCACCCTCGTTGTGTGCAGAAATAGCATTGGAAAGATGTTTCCCTGGCATAGATTCATCGTATTCATCTTGTGCTTGCTCTAATGCTTCTTTTGATTTAGCAACCAATTGTGGATTTAATCCTGGTTTATTGATTTCCGAATAAGAATACACTGGCAATTCGTGTGCCAATCCTCCTGCTTGTGCTGGAGATGCGGCAAGCATTGTTGCTGCTATCATTGCTCTTATTGTTTTTGACTCTTGAAATTGATTTTTGCTTTTGTCTTTTCTTGATGCCAAAATTTCTTGTTTTCTAATTTCAAAATTTAATTTTGATGCTTCACCTTCATGATGTCTCATATTCTTATAATGTGTTGTATAAAATGGAGAATTTTCTGGAGTTTTATCCAAAAGTTTACCAAATCTTCTTGCTTCATCACTATGATGTTTGGACTTTATTTTAAGTTGGTCCAAAGTTGGTTCTGGTTGATTATCGTTGCTTGCCTGAATTTCAGCAAGGAATTGTTTGAATGTTAGCATACTAGCAGTTCCATCTTCTTAATGCTTTGTTGATACGAGAATCGGGATCACGGGCAGTTTTAGCAGAAGTCAATCGTCTCTTCATGCCTTTCATTCTTCTACAGAATGATAGTCTTCTCTTTGCTCTTTTGCCTTTTGGATTTTTTTCAGTAACAGCAGTTTGTAACTTTGACCCTGGATTTTCTCTACGATATGCATTGACCGCTTTTTGACTGAGACCATCTGTCTTATCTCGTCTGTTGACTTTCTGCCAATCTTCTTCTAAAAATTGTATAAATGTTAACATAAAATCTCCTTAATTATCCTATAAGATCACTGACAGGCAATGAATAGGATATAATCATTTCTTGTTCTAACAAACGAATTTCTTCAATTGCTTCGTCATAGATTTGTTGACCATTAAACTGAATGCCTCCTGGCATAACCATACCAGTAAACTTCTTTAGATTATTTCCCCACTGCCTTTTAATTAAAGCAGTACAGTATTGAAGTAACCAACGGTCTTTCCAAACTTCTGTGAATGTATCAGGGTCAACTATTTGATATGCTTCTACAATTACATATTCACCAACATTGACCTTATTCCAGTCAACATCAATATGTAATCTGTTTCTATGACGATTATATCTGATAGGTTGTCTGCCAACTAGAATTTCTTCTAGAGTTGCGATGTGCTGCATTGCCATATAATATGGAACAAGAGAAACGTTGGTTAGGGTATAAAGATCATTTAAAGCAATTTGATAACGGATATTGAATAAGTTGTTTGTATTCAATCCTTCACCAATAGTGAAAAGATTAACAACACCAATGATGTTATCTGGTAGTTCTATGTAACCATCTGTTTTATTTTGCTGGGTAATCTGATGTTTGTAATACTGTTTCTCAGTGCCATCAAAATGATAGTCAGCATAATAACTTAATGCTTCATCAACCCTATCGTCTATCTGTTCGTCGGATGCATTTATTTCAATTACCGGAGCACCCAACCGACGCAAACAATTTTCTTTAAATTGTTGTCTGGATGAAGGAACACTCATACGAATCTCCCATTAGAATTTCTATTTTTATTTAATCGTCCGAAGTTCCACCCTGCTGGCAATTCTGTAGGATATCCATGTTTTTCTTCAATTCCGTTGTTAAACCATCTTTTTCCAACATGTTTGTTTTTTTTGCCAAACGAAATGTTTTGTTTTTCTTCAACACTTCTTTTTCTTCCTGTTAGAGATAGAGATATGTTGTTTCTATGATTTTCCGTCTGTGGTCTGTTAAAAAGAGGATTTTTTATTCCTCTGTTACCATAATTATAATTTTTTTCCCCTCGCTGCGTGCCTTTTCTTTTTTCTTTCAATTTTTGTTTTGTTTCCTCGGTATGTTTTAAATTTTTTTTACTTGCTTCATATAACAACGAGTTAAAATATCGTTGTTTTCCTTTCATTTG